GCCTACGCAGAGGGTACCTGCAAAGAAGGGCAAGGGCAGCTACAAACGCCAGAAAGGGGTAGGCGATAATGGCGAAACCTAGAAGAGATGGGTGGCAGGCCGACTTGTCACTACCAAGTGGGCAGCGCCTGCGCTATCAATTCAAAACCAAGGCGCAAGCAGAAGCTTGGGAAGCCGCAGGGAGGGAGGCTATTGAAGCCGGCAACCCTGTTCTCAACCCCAATAGGCCAGAGCGTGAAGACCGCGACCTAACCACCATAGGGGCGCTGTTCATCTGGACTAAGAAGCATTCATGGCTGGCTGCTGATAGCGGTAGGGGCCTGATCAGAAATGGGCAGTCTGTTGTCGATTTCTTCACAGCAAGCCGCAAGGTCGCCTCTATCACGCCTGCCGATCTCGAGCAGTTCGCCTACCATCTCGCCCAGAATGTAGGCAACAGCCCAGCGACAGTCAATCGCAAGCTGGCAGCAGCGTCGAAGATGTTCACCCTAGCAGTCCGTGAAGGCGTCATCAAGAAAAAGCCCACCATCGAGCAGCGCAAGGTCCCGCCGAAGCCTATACCCTGCCTGAACGCTGAGGAAGAGGCTAGGTTGTTGCACTACTTCCACTGTACCAGCCCGGAAATGCGCCTATTTTGCATGTTCCTGATTGATACTGGGGCGCGGGCATTCAGCGAAGCTGCAGCTATGCAGTGGAAGCATATCTCGCGGCAAGGTGCCACCTTCTGGGACACTAAAGCAGACCTGCCAAGGACTGTCCCGCTCTCCGATAGGGCCCGCGATGCCTGTACTGCGATGCGTTTCCTCAAGCCCAACTCGATAGGACCCTTCCAAGGCCTGACTACAGACACTATCAGGGCGCGTTGGGACACCATGAGGAAGGTTACAGGCCTGAACATCACACCACACGCTCTGAGACACACCTGCGCCAGCCGCTTTGTCATGGCTGGCATCGACGTCCTCAGGGTCCAGAAATGGCTAGGACACAAGTCCTTGTCGACTACCCTAGGCTACGCGAAACTCGGCGATGGGTCTCTCGATAGCATGGCCGAACTTCTCAACCACAACAACTAGTATAGGAATATTACCAGATATGTGTACCTCTGCACCACCACCACCACCATCAGAAGAACAATCGAAATTAACGCCAATCCACCTTCAAGTCGGCGATATGGAGCGGACTTTCTATCTCTATGTCCCCTCGACAGCGCCAGTGAAGGACGCCAATCTTCTTATTGCATTCCATGGCGGTGGCGGTAATGCTCTCAGCTTTGAGAAGAAAGCTGGCATCACAGCGATGGCTGATGTTTTTGGGTTTATTGTCGCTATACCGGAGGGCGCTAGGCGAAACTCATTCTCTCCGCGCAGTTGGAATGCTCATAGCATCAACCCCAGTGGGTGGGCTGAGAAAAATGGTATTAACGATCGCGGCTTTATCACAGCGATAGTTGACTACGTCGACGCAGCAGAAACGCTGTTCCTCATGGGTCACAGCAAGGGCGGCATGATGGCGTATTCTTACGCAACTACAGGGTCCTATCCAGTCTCTGCTATCGGCGTGAATGCAGCCACCATGTCTGAGAGAGATCCTGGGTCGGCTGGGGGTGTACGCCTTCTGCATATCCATGGCGACCTCGACGACCGTGTACCTCTCGCAGGCAACGACAAATGGCCACCGGTTATGCGGGGCATCGACTACTTTTCGGAAGTAAACACCCCGGAGAGTGTCATTCTCGACATCGTTGAGGGCGGCGGGCATGAATATTTTCCACACGCTACGGAGGCCTTCGCCAAGTTCTTCTCAATCAGCTAAGGAGCGCATGCATTGACCACCTATGCACCACCAGAAGAGCATCCACTATGGCCTGAACAGGTCAAGCTTGAAGAAACCATGGCGACGCGGGGAGTTGACCGCTTCCGCCACAATCTGGAAAGGAACCAATCCCAGGGTCGTGCTACGTCGATGGGAGGAGCCCGCACAGCGATGGCTTCTGTCGTCGGACCATTGTCGGAGGCTATCGAGGCCTTCATGGAGGCTGCTAAGGGTCCTAAGGCGGGCCCGAAGCACTCTCTTGTCCGCCTCATACAGGCGACAGAACCTGCAGTGATGGCTTATCTCACTACTCGATCCATCCTGCAGGGCAATCGGCGGAAGACCATCAAACTGACTAGCACCGCAGAAGTCCTCGGCAGCGCCCTCGAGATGGAGGAAGTCGTTAACCGCTTCAAGAAGCTAAACCCCAAGCTGTGTAATGTCATCGTCCATGATCTCAACACCCGGACAGGCCATGAAGGCCATAGGGTCAAGGTCATGCGGTACGTCCTAAACCAGCACATGGATGGCGGCTGGAGAATATGGTCGAAGAACGATAGGGTGCATCTAGGCGTCAAGCTTCTAGAGTTGCTCGCAGAAGTCACTGGTATCATCACCTTCCAGAGAGCAGCACATGGGCGTAAGTCCTTGTGGATAATCAACCTTTCGCCTTCGTTCCATACTTGGATACAACAATTGGATTGCGTCAATGAGCTCAAGCTTCCGTCCTTCATGCCCTGCGTGATACCGCCGAAGCCGTGGACGTCGGTGACATCTGGCGGCTACCATACGCAAAGCTTCATCTATCCACCCAAGATCGTGCGTCGCTGCTCGTCTGAGCAACAGGCTCTCCTAGAGGCTGCAGACCTGACAGACGTCTATGCAGCAATCAACGCCATCCAGTCGACAGCTTGGATGGTAGAGAAAAGAACCCTCGAGGTAGCTGAGGCTGTCGTCGAGCGTCGGCTGGATATCGGCGTCCTGCCGCCTATGGAGATGGAGCCGCTACCCACCAAGCCTATCGACATCGCTACCAACGTCGAGGCTAGGACATCTTGGAAGCATGTCGCTAGGGTCATCCATGACCGCAATGAGCGTTCAGGCAGTAAGAAGCTGCTGACACTCCGGCAACTGGCTCTGAGTAGGGAGTTCGCCGACTATGAGGCGATCTACTTTCCCCACAGCCTAGATTTCCGTGGTCGGCTGTATCCTATCCCTGCTGATCTCAATCCTCAGGAGAGCGATCTAGCCCGCGCCATGTTGGTGTTTGCTACTGGCAAGCCGCTGACTAATGAGAGAGCGGTAGGCTGGTTCGCCATCCATGGCTGCAATATGTGGGGAGAAGACAAGCTGCCGCTGGACGAGAGGGTGAACTGGGCCTACCAGAATTCCGAGAAAATTTGTGCCTCAGCGGCCGATCCATTGGCCGATCTTTGGTGGACAGACGCCGCAGAGCCGTGGTGTTTTCTGACCTGGGCGTTTGAATGGCGTGATTTTATGGCCGATGTGGATGGCACATTCGTAAGCCGCGTCCCTATCGCTATGGACGGGACCTGCAATGGCATCCAGCACTACAGCGCCATGCTGCGGGACCCTGTAGGGGGAGCCGCAGTCAATCTGCTACCCTCCGACCACCCTCAGGACATCTATGAGGAAGTCGCAAAGGTTGTAAGGCAACGGCTTACAGAAAGCACTAACCCTATGGCCCAAGCGTGGCTGGCTTTTGGCATCGACCGTAAGATCACCAAGCGCCCTGTCATGGTGCTGCCGTATGGTGGGACGCAGAAGTCCTGTCGTGACTATGTCTGCGACGTCGTGAAGGAAAAGATCAGGGAGGGGGCGCACGACCCCTTTGGTGATGATCTCATACAGGCCAGCAACTGGCTCGCCAAGATCGTATGGGACAGCATCGGTGACGTAGTAGTCGCAGCCCGCGACGCAATGGACTGGCTCAAGGGTGTAGCGCGTAAGGCTACAGACACTGGCGAGGCTATGACGTGGGCGACGCCTTCTGGCTTTATTGTCAGGCAGGCTTACGTCAAGCAGCTGCAGAACAGGGTTGACACCAATCTCCATGGCTCTGTCGTCAAGCTGGTGCTCAACTACGAGACGAAAGAGTTGGATAGGCGCAGGCAAGTCAACGGCATCGCACCCAACTTCGTCCACTCACTCGACGCTGCTGCCCTCACAGCTACGGTGGCGATGGCGGTGGACAATGGGGTGGATGCCTTTGCCATGATCCACGATAGCTACGGAACCTGGGCGGCGGATACTGACGTACTAGCATCCTGCACCAGGCACGCCTTTGTG